AAATCACGATTGAATGCCTTATGTGATGAGTTCTGTATTGCTGGTGAGGGTGTATTTCAAAAGAATTACAAGTGGTTTGTTCGTAAGTTCGCAGGACAATTAGGCACTGAAAAAGTATTCACAACAGAAGAATTCACTAACGGTTATATCTTCGCATGATTAAAACTAAAAAAGAGTGGGCATCAATCTATGCCCGCTTCTATACTATTGTCCTCTTACTTATCATTCTATAAATCATTAGTACATCATACTGATTGTTATCGATGCAATTGATCTTACCAGCACAACAAACTCCAATTGATTATAATATTCGTGTAGCAGATAACTACATGTCTCAAGATTGGTGCGAACAACTTCTTTATCAATTCACTCATACCCCTGGTAAAGTTGCAACGTTCCCTTGGTATTGTTCTCAAATACTTTATGATGATGCACCTCAATCATCACTCAATTGTTCTCACTTACAAAACGTTCACTTCTCTCATAACTTCTATTCAGAGGGCAATAGTTGTAGTGATCACGGTCACTTGATTCAACCACTCATAGATAACATTAATCCAGATATACTGTATAGAGCAAAGGCAAATCTTACTACCTATAATGAACTTATAATTAAACATGGGTATCATACAGATGAAGCATTCCCTGGTTTTACTTCTATCTTATTCCTCAATACTTGCGACGGTTCAACATCATTCAAATTTAATGACTCCATACAAGAAGTTGATGCTATCCAAGGACGATTAGTTACCTTCGATAATAGAATACTACACAGTGGTTCAACTACTACTAACACGAATACTCGTGCTGTTATAGTCATTAATTATTATAAACATGAATATGCTTTACAATTAGGACCAGAACCAATTAGAATCACTGTACCTAACGATCAACCAACCTAATGTACACTTTCACTAAAGGACAACATGTTACTTACAAAGATTACAAAGGTGTTATTAACTTCATATCTGAGTATTACATAACTATCACTATCAGAGAGTATAACAAACCCGCACTAGAAGCAGAGCATGCTAAATCAATCATTCGTCAGGTTAATTTATGCGTCTACCCAAACTTCTGGAAAGATATACATTTAACCTCTCCACAGGTTGATAATACTTTTTCCACAGATAATGCGGAAATTGTGGAAAACATTAAATAAACTACTATGTGTGTTTAATCCCTCTCTAAATGTCTCAGGGAATTGTAGTCTTAGCACGCTTCCTAACAGATGTCAACCCCCTCTAATCACCTCGGAGATACTCTCATCACCATTGCTAATCATTCGCCTTACAGTGTCACATAGAGGCACTTGACAAACTCTCACTTATGCTCTATAATAACACTGTAAGGGTTCATACAAACCTCTTAGATCTTTAAGACTTATGCTGTATCAAATTTATGACAACTCACTAGTGCTGAGAGGTACTTTCGAGAGTATATACGACCTTGAAAGATATATCGATGGCATTCGGATTACTAGGGGAGAAGCATACCCAGAGACTCCGAGAATGTCGTGTTTCGATTACATTAAAACTATTCAATGGCACTGGGAATGTGTTGACAAATATGGCACTAGTGAGGTATAATTAGTGGGACACTAAGTAACACTTAGCGGCACTTAGTTGTTGTTACTTTGGCAGTTATATTGGCCCCCTTAAATATAAAATAAGCCACTACCCTAACCTACAAAGGTTCCCCTGAGCGATTGATATATAAAATCCTAAAATGTTTTCCACAGGTTCTAAAAAATTTTCTGAGATAAAAAATGGATGCTAAGACCCGCATAGAGAGACAAGACACGAGAGTATGGGCATTAGAGCAACTGATAAGGTTAGAGGCATTTCTAGACCCTAGGATGTACGAGTGTGCAGACTATTATGCTTCTGCGTATGCTTCTCAAGTTCGTGATGATCTATATACACTATGGGTTGAGTGGAAAGCAGAACATCCGTCAAACAATCCTCAGGTAATCAATCGTTTATAGAAGTTATGTCCCATAGATTCACAACAAGACTTGAAGAGGATGATTTTGGTGATCTAATCCTTAATATACCATATGAAGTATGTGAAGAGTTGGGATGGGATGTAGGAACTCTTTTAGACTATGATATCACCGAAGATGGAACATCATTTACCCTCCGAAAATCTAATGACGAGTGACGAAATTTTTGACGCCTTTAAAGACAATGAGAATGCTCATGAGATATTAAATGAGATTATTGTCAAACTTGGGAAGAGAATGCAATCAATAGAGGAAGCAATGCAAGAACTTCCCACACCAGACAAGACATATTATAAACCAAAGAACGCAGAGGATTATCTAACACTGTGTGAGAATTTGGATGTTATTTACGAACGATTAGAGAGGATAGAGAATGGCAGGGTGTAGGAACCAAGGAAATGCTTGTGAGGAATCTGATCACTGCACCCGCCGAAGACCACAGGCTGTAGCACCATCAGCAGGTGTTCCTGTAGAATATTCTGAGTATCCTGTAACACAATTTCGTACAGGGAATTATAATATTCCTAAAAGGACTGCTGATGCAGTGATGCATGATTCTATTTTTATACCGTATGTACAGGGAGGGGTGGGGCAACCTTCTGGACCTGCTGATGCGGCGAGCGGCGGCAATTGTGGAAAAATAAGATATACAGGATGTTCTGGTGCTGACGCAGGTGGTGATTATGTTTATGATTGGTATCCTACTGAGTTATCATTTGATTGGCAATCATCAGATACTTGGATAGCATATCTTTATGATACTGGTAATTCAGGAGGAGTTGCAGGAGTACCTGTTTATTATCTTGAGACATGTACAACTACAAGTACTTCTACGACTCAGGGTACACCGAACGTTCCTGCAACGTCCACATCATCAACAACCACTACAACAACATGTAAATTATGTACAGCACATACATGTTCACCCGCAACCACTGATTTAAAGTACACTTATAATGGTCAAGACCTTACTCAAGATCCTGACTGTCCATTTCCAGATTTATTTGGTATTGGTACAGAGAGTAATAAGATTGTATTTTCTTATGATTCATTATCAACAACATTATCTGATGGCGTAACAGATTTTGCCTTTTCTTTTAGTGGGGCAACTTATATTAATGTATATGATGCTGCATTAGGACTTGGTGCCGAGTATAATTCAGCACAAAATCCATGGCAAGTGGGCGACGAAAATTTCAATACATTTGAAATATTTGATAGCGATGTATTTGATAGTGAAGTTAAGTCTGGATTTAGGATAAAAGTAAGAATTGAACCTGTCATTGACGAAACTGGTGGTACTGCAGTGTTTACTGGCACTAAATGGACAGTATTAGAACTGATGAGTCCTGGACAGGGGTATGAAGTTGGTGATGTATATACATTAAATTATACACATATACATCCAGATTTAACTGAATCTGTTTTAACTGTCGATATCAAGATCACTACCATTGGTCCTGTGCAAATTACCACAGGACAAGACGGTTTTGATGTAATGAGAACTAGTGATACCATCAATGGTCATACAATTCTCCGTGTTTATCATACAGATATTGATAATTTTCCTTATCATGTCGCGTATGTAGATGGTAATGGGAATGATTTTACGAAAGATACGCAATATACGTCTTCTAGAAACCATGTTATCACTGCAAAAGCGGGATATGGTATTACAGATAGGGCATGTTTAGTTGGAAGATATGAATTTACGGAAAAATCTATTCAATATGTGACTGCAAGTTTTGATAAAAACAGTCCAGACGTGTTTAATAGCATTAGATTACCTGATGCAACCGCAATTATAACAAATGGTAAGGTTACTGGGTTTACTATTGACAATCCAGGCAAGAATTTAACTAGTTCTTTTCTAAATGGTCAAGATCCAATCCTTACTATTGGACCTCCTACTAATGAAAATGGTCAACCTGCGGTAGTTGAGGGCAATTTTATCGGTGGTCAACTATCTAGTATCAAAATTGTCAATGGTGGAACGCTTTATGATGCAAATGATCCGCCAAAATTGTATATTTCTAACACATATAAGGAAGTAACGACTCGATATAGCAATGATGCGTATGAACCTGATAAATTAGAGCGGTATTCTGGGTATTTTGACGCATATCCTGGTCCAGAAGACCCAAATGCCAGAGGTGATTTTAACGAAAGTGCGGATACGATACCTGAAGAGATTAGTTTTAGAACCAAACAGGAAAATATTGATATTAAGTTTGATAAAAGGCGTAAAAAGGCAGATGTTTTACCGCAATCTCTGTATAGTCAAGATAAAACCGCTCCATTATATCCCATTCTAATTCGTGATACGGATTTAAGGTATTTGGATAGACTAGACCACACTGATTTAGTCTCTGGTATTAGAGATGAAGAGGCAGATCGTAAAACTAGAATATCAACTTTGATTGATGGTATCACTCAATACCAAGTTCCAGAGTATAATGTTACTCAAGAAGTTCTTGTTGAGACTGTGCAGGGAAGAGTTGGAGATTTGCCATATGGCACAGAGTTCACTAAATATATACTGAAGCAGTATCGTGCTGATCCATCAGAACGAACAACAATTAGTGTTACATTAAGTTGCAATCCAGTTGCACCTGGTGTTAATACTACTGTTTGTCCACCACCTGCACCGCCAATAGTACCGCCAACATCAGTAACAGATCCCACTACAGGTGCTACAAATAGTGCATCTACAACCTGTATAGTAACTGGTCCTCATGGTCCAGGATGTTTAGCATGGGAAGTATCAGGAGAGATGTTGTTTCTACATGATTTAACAAGATCTGCAGCAACTGTTGTATCTGCATCTAAAGCATTTGGCAATCCACTTTTACAGACATAGAATATGGCATCGGGAATTGGACTTTTTATGGGCACTTGCTCAGGGCATGGTTTAGGGGCAGGTTCTTCCCATCACCCTGGATTAGGAGGATCGATACTACCAGGGTGCCAAATGCCACCTTATGACCCTAAAATTATACCTAAACCAGTACAACAAATGGATGCAGTCACTTCTTGGCTTCCTCATCCTCAATTGCCCCTAGGTGTTGCTAAGGCATTATCTGCAAGAGTAGTTGTGAATGGCAATATTCCTATGGTGGACCAGGATATTCTTATTCCTCATCCAACACTAAATGTACACACAGTTTCATATACAGGCATCCCTAAGGGGTGTCCACCAGGAGTTACACCAAATCCTGCCCACTGGTGTACTTTCGGTGTTACAGGTGGTAGAGAAGCGCCCGTAGGGCATGCTAGAAAGATTCTGGCAACTGCCAAGACAGTTTTTATAGGTAAAGTACGTGTTTCTAAGTTTGGAGATCCAATGGGAGATAGAACACCAGCATTTCCATGCAACTCTGTTGTTACTGGTTGCAGTCCTAACGTCTTTATTGAGATGAGTGGCGGTGGCATCACCTAATGTGCTATAATATAGGAGTCACTCAATAGAGCAACTATGGCAAAAATGAGGAAGTCCTTCTCGGGCAACAGTATGATTGAGTCATCTCCCAAAAAGACTCGTCAGGGTACAGGTAAACACACTAAATATGCTTCATCTTCCCGTAATGCAGCAAAGAAGCGTTATAGAGGTCAGGGAAAGTAGTCTAAATAGTACGATAGTGCTTAAATGGAATGGCTCTCAAACCAATTGGTGGTAAGAATGTAAAAAGATCCAAGTCTTTCAAAGATATTGGTATCTCTTTTTCCAGGAATTTATTTACTGATGATGTTTCTGCCGTAACCAACGAGAATTGCATAAAGCAGTCAGTCAAAAATCTTATTTTGACTACACCAGGAGAAAAACCATTCCAACCTTTAATCGGGTCCAGGGTTTACGAACTATTGTTCGAGCCTTTGGACCCTTTTACCGTTGATGCTATTCGTGATGAGGTAATAAATACAATTAAACAGTATGAACCTCGTGTTGAATTGACAAGTGTGGAGGTAACTCCAATCCTTGAAAACAATAATCTCCTTATTTCTATAGAATATAAGGTTGTTGGAGTTCCTATTGTCGAAGAGATCACGTTTGTATTACAAAAACCAGACTAATGCAACCAAATAATTTAACCGCACTAGACTTTGATGATATCAAAGCTTCTATTAAGTCATATCTGAGAACTAGAACAGAATTCTCGGATTATGACTTTGAGGGGTCTGCATTATCATATCTTATCGATACATTAGCATACAATAGTTATTACACAGCATTCAATGCAAACATGGCATTGAATGAAGCATTTTTACCTTCGTCAAGTGTTAGAGATAATATTGTAAAACTTGCTAAACTATTAAATTATACACCAAGATCTATTATTTGTTCAAAGGCATGTTTGAAACTAACAATTCAGACAATTGATGTCAATGGATTTTTCCCATCTTCAGTAACGTTGCCAAAAGGTCCTGTAGCAACTGGCGGTAATTATATTTGGAATGTTATTGATGATATCACTACAGAAGTTGATACATCTACTGGTATAGCAGAATTTGATAATTTGGAAGTTTATGAAGGTAGTTTGATTGAGTTTAATTATATCGTTAATACATTTGCAAATCAACGATATATCATCCAATCCCAAGATGCAGATGTTTCAACATTAAGTGTCAGGGTTAAACCTAACGAAACATCTACTAACTCAGACTTATACTCTAGAGTCAATAACATCACTGATTTGAATGCCAATACAAGAGCATATTTTCTTTCAGAAACTGATGATATGCGGTATGAGGTAAAATTTGGAGACGATAGTATTGGTAGATCTGTAAAGGACGGTGAGGTTGTTTCCCTACGTTATATGGTAACAGATGGACCAGATGCTAATGGTATTCAAGTATTTTCCTTTATTGGAAATATCAGAGATACTAATGGTCAAATATATTCTCCAAATGTAGTAGATATTGTTGTAAAATCTAAATCTGTTCTTGGTGATAATGCTGAAAGTGTTGAATCTATTAAGTATTATGCTCCAAGATATTACTCTGCCCAATATAGAGCAGTAACTGCTCAAGATTATGAGGTTATTACTAAAAATATTTACGATAATGCCGATGCTGTCGTTGCTTTTGGTGGTGACTCATTAAATCCTCCTGTATATGGAAAGGTTTATATTGTAGTTAAGACAAAAACTGGTTCTGACTTGAACGATCAAACAAAGAAAAGTTTGAGTAATCAACTCAGAAAGTATGCTATGGCGTCTATTGACCCAGTAATCGAAGACGTTGACAATATTTACATCAATCCTAAAATCTTTGTAAATTACGATACAGGTTGTGGTTCCAATACTTCTCAGATTAAATCTGACATTTCCAGGTCTATTTTAGATTGGGGTAGTCAATCAAAGATTAATAACTTTAATGCATCTTTTAGTACACAATCTTTTGAAAGAGCTATTGAACTTTCTAATAGTTGTATCACTGATGTGTCAACTCAATTAACATTATTGAGATATATTAAACCAAATACAAATCAAACAAACACATATTGCATTTCTACAGGATCCCCAATCTACAATAGTGCTCCATCATCAGATGATGGGGATACCAATTGTAAGAAGGAACCAGTAATTTTATCTGGACCTTTTAGAACTGCTGATAGACCAGGTGTCGATCAACAATTTGAAGATGATGGGTATGGTAATCTGAGAACCTTTTACAATACAGGAAACAGAAAAGTTTACACAAATGACTCTGCAGGGACAGTAAATTACGCTACAGGTGAGATTTGTTTTGGACCTGTCAATATTATTGGTTCTGGTGGTAGTAATGCTGATGATACTGATATTAGTATCACCGATTCTTCTACAGGATTAGGGTCTGTAGTCAACCCTGACAACCTTCCTAGTGGTCTTCAACTGCCTGTGCAGGTCATTCCATCAAACAGTG